TGTCCGCACAAATGCCTTCGGAGAGCAGTTCCGTTGTGTCAAACGCAACCAATGGAATCGAACCTCCTCGCGACTACCTGTCCATTAAGAAGTCCAAAAAGGGACCTCTTAAACAAATTGTTCCGGGGTACTCTCACTTAAAGAATAATTACACTCTTCTGTGGGACATGCCTAACAACACGGGATATATCAATATTGTTGCTATGATGCAGAAGTTCTTCGACCAGGCAATCAGTGGCAACTGGTCTTATAATCCTGAGAACTATCCTGATGGAGAAGTGCCAACATCAGTCATGGCAAATGACCTTTTGACTACATATAAGTACGGTTGGAAAACGTCCTACTATCAGAATACTCACGATCAAAAGACTGATGAAGTAGAGGACAAAAGCACCAAACTTGAAGAATTAATGTCGGAACTAGAAAACGCAAACGAAGGGGAGTGTGAATCCTGTGCAGTTTAAACTCAACACTAAAACAGAAGATAGAAAAGTAGAAGGCATGACAGTCTTCAATGCGAACCAAGTGGACACAAAGAAGCAACCAATGTTTTTTGGTTCTCCCCTTGGCGTTCAGAGATATGATTCGTATAAGTATCCTATCTTTGAAAAACTTACTACGCAGCAGTTGAGTTATTTTTGGAGACCAGAAGAGGTTTCCCTACAAAAAGATCGTGGTGATTATCAATCATTACGTCCCGAGCAGAAGCATATCTTTACTTCTAACTTGAAGTATCAAGTTATGCTGGACAGTGTTCAGGGTAGAGGTCCGGGAATGGCATTCATTCCTTACTGCTCTCTGCCTGAATTGGAGGCGGCTATGACTGTGTGGGAGTTTATGGAGATGATCCATAGTCGCTCCTACACATACATCATTAAGAACGTCTACTCAAACCCTAGTGAGGTGTTTGATACTATTCTTACAGACCAGCGCATCTTAGAACGTGCTGGTAGCGTCACAGCAGCGTATAACGACTTCATCAATGACGCACAAGAGTATGGTTCATCCAACGCATGGGAATATGCGCTTGACGGTGCCGGTTCTTTTAAACAAGAAAGGTATGAACTCAAACGGAAACTCTTCCGAGCAGTCGCAAATGTCAACGTTTTGGAAGGCATACGATTCTATGTTAGCTTCGCGTGCTCATTTGCATTCGGTGAACTCAAACTTATGGAAGGATCTGCTAAAATCATATCCCTCATCGCCAGGGATGAAAACCAGCATTTAGTTCTGACTCAAAACATTCTTAAAAACTGGGCAAACGGCGATGACCCAGATATGAAGAAAATTTTTAAAGAAGAAAAAGAATGGATGTATGCTCTCTTTGATCGTGCAGTTAATGAAGAGAAGCGTTGGGCACAATATCTGTTCAAAGATGGTAGTATGATCGGTTTGAATGATAAACTTCTCCATCAATATGTCGAATGGATTGCCAATCGTCGGCTTGTGGCAATCGGTTTAGATCGAAAGTATGATATCCCTGTTAAGAATAATCCACTACCCTGGACGCAACATTGGATCTCTTCCAAGGGACTTCAAGTTGCCCCTCAGGAGACTGAGGTAGAATCGTATTTAGTTGGTGGCATTAAACAAGATGTTAAAAAGAATACGTTCTCTGGTTTCCAACTCTAACTTTATTGAAATCTTTGACAATGCCCTTAGTCCTGAGGATTGTCAAAGATTAATTTGCCTGTGGCAGTCACGAAATAAAATTGAATCAGTTGTTTTTTCGGGTGGAGTTCCTCAGAAAATTCCTGAGGTAAAAAAAGGAAAAGAACTTGAACGTTCTAATTTAAACGATCCAGATTCAATCAATTCAATTATCAGACCAGCATTGCACTCATGTATTAACAAATACATGAAGAAATACTCAGAACTTTATAAGTATTGTTCCTCTTGGAATATTGATGATGGGTATACCTTTAAAAAATTTGAAGGTGAAGATGAAGGGTTTAAATTTTGGCACTGTGAACATGGAATAGATAATGTGTCGTCCAGAAGAATTTTGGTATGGTCATTTTATTTGAATAATGCGGAATCTGGAACAGAATTTTTGCAATATCCCACTGTCCGTGCTAAATTAGGTAGGTGTGTAGTCTGGCCATCTGGTTGGACTCATACGCATCGATCACAGATCCCGAATAAGGGGGTTAAATACTACATCTCTGGATGGGCTTCTTATGCTAATTGAAAATGAAGACAAAGGCACATGGCGAGAGGCGTATCTTGCTTGGAAAGGTGCTCTCTTATCTGAATCACAGATACAATTGCTTACCGAAGGACCCCAATCCCTCGCTCAATCCTGGTCTCTCCAAGCAATGAAACAAGACTACGAAAAACATTTTTACAATAACAAACTCTGATGCCTCGTAATCAACTCACCAAAGGCGAAATGAAAGTTCGCGTTGAAAAATTGAAACAGTCACTCTATCGCACTCCATATCATGGGGGTGACTGGGAAAACAATCTTGCACATAAATATCTGAACCAAGTTTTAGATATCATTGACGAATATAGAGACTGATTATGAAAAACTTCTTTACGACAACCCGTGGACGTATCAGGGTAAACCGTTTACTACTAGTAACATCGGTGAGTCTTTCGGTTTTGTCTATCGGATTACAAACTTGCGGACGGGCAAACAGTATATCGGACGAAAGTATTTTTGGCAATTCAGAAAGCCTAGAAATAAGAATCGGAGAGTCAAGTCTGAGAGCGACTGGAAGCGATACTACGGGAGCTCTGATGAACTTAATCAAGAAAGAGTTCTTCTTGGAAACGATCAATTCAGAAGAGAAATTATTTCAATACAACCCACAAAAGGAAAAGTTAATTTTGAAGAGACGCGGCAACTCTTTCTCAACAGCGTCCTGACGGAATGCTTGACAGACGGCACCCCTGCATACTATAATAGCAACATCCTCGGAAGGTACTATCGGAAAGACTATTATGATTTTGGAGACTCTCCTAGCATTGACACCCATTGATTATGATTACCTTGCAAGAACCATTCAGGTTGAAGCAGCACCTAACACAATGGATGAGTACTGCGTTGCAGTGTCTATCTTAAACAGGGTAAAATCTCCACTATACCCTAACAGTGTTGCTGATGTTGTATATTCTCCTGGACAGTATGAGGGATTCCGTTTTTGGCGTCCCGTTGCAAAACAATCAGTCATTGATCGATTAAAAGATAATGATAAAATGCTTGAAGCATATAGCATTATCGGTGACAGAACTGACTTTAAAGGACAACGTATGCTACCTTATAGGGTGGTATCCGAAGATCCAATGTGTCACTCCAAAGGTAATTTCTTTCACTATCACTGGCAATGATTAAAAAACTCATCAAAAAACTTTTTAACAAAATTAGTAATGAAGACATTGAATGTGCTATTGATGAGCAAATTATCGACTGTGAGAGTCTAGAAGCACCACCTTTTGAGTGTGGTCCCGGTCATTTTACTCAGGGATATGGTTTTTTTGGATATCCAGAAGACTATTTTACTAAGTGGGAGACTGATGATTGGTTTGATATTACCCCTCCAAAAACTGAGATGGAAATGGAGTACGAACACATCAACAATGATCCACATGATGGATGGTGGTTGCGTCCAGAATGGCAAGATGACAAATCAAAAGAACCTGATAACATTCATCAACTGATGTATGACATTGCAACCAAGAGTGGTTCTACTACATTGCAATTAGATCCTATTGGTGGGTCTGAAAATTTTCAAGGTGGATCGGAGAACTTCCATGAACAGTGATTGGCGATATGATAATGACAGACTAAAATTAAGAGGGGAAGTTTTAAACATTCTTCTCTCAAAATTTGGTAGTGAATTAGTGGAAGGGTCTCCAAAATACTCCACTAAATCAATATATGAGTGTGCTCACGATTGGGTATCTCATGGGAACAAGACATCATTTGGAATTGTCAAGTATTTTGAAGCTTATTACGCACAATGAAAAAAATTATTGCTTCCCTGGTTGCTGCGGCAGCGGTTGCCCTTCCTGCCCTTTCAGGCCCCTTAAAAAATAACGAATTCAATACCATGCATTCAATGGGTTGCATGTTACTTCGAGAGTGTACTGATGGAGTCGATAAAATCGAAAGTATCGCTAGTATTGCTGACGAGTATCCCGATATTAATTATAATATTGTTGCTGACGAGTTCCACTCAATGCTCCTCTCTTTTGAGCAGGTCGGAGTGGGGGTGTTTCTAGCGGATGAAAAGTATTTCCCCGATGGTCATCGTGGTGTCTATCATACCGTTAGTAATAATTTCTTCTTGAATAGAAAATATATGGGTAGCACTGCTTATCTGATGCAAGTCATGCGCCATGAAGGATGGCATGCTGCACAAGATTGTATGGCAGGGACGATTGAGAATAGTTTGATCGCTATCATCAAACCAGAAGGTGAAGTGCCTATGATCTGGCGTGTGATGGCAGAACGTACCTATCCAGAATCTGCTGTTCCCTGGGAAGCAGAAGCAGGTTGGGCAGGTCGTACAGAAGGTATGACTCAGGCAGCACTAAAAGCATGTGCTGCTGGTGAAATGTGGAAAGTATATGAACCCACGCCATTGACTCGCGAGTATCTTGTTAAAGAAGGATACATTACTAAATAGAGCTGCCTTGGTCTGCTCTACATGTCAGATGATGTAAAGAAGGATGAACCTAAAAAGAAAGGTATTTTTTCCAAACTTAAAGAAGCTTCCGAAGATAAAGAGGAGCAACTTGCTATTCTCTCTACTTTTGTGCGTCTTGGTATCCTTGTATGGTCTGGTGGAATCCTCACGTTGGCATACATTAAACTACCGCCTGCACTTGGAATACCAGAACAGAAGCTCGATCCCACTTTCATAGCCAGCGTGTTCACGGGAGTTTTAGCTACGTTCGGGGTCCAGACGGCTAAGAAAAAGGATGGAGTAGTCGCTGGCGGTGCTAGTATTACCAAGGAGCAAATGGAAAGATTGATTGAAAAAGCAGCACAAACTGCCCCTGCTCAAACCATTAGAGTAGAGCAAGGTCCAATCAAGATTGTCACAGACGAAACTTACAAGATGTAATCATGTTTCAAAAACTTATTAACGGTTTAGTTGTCTTCAACTTTGTCTTTGCTGGTGTCCTTACTAGCGTTTTTGTATACACATATGTTAATCAGGACAGACTCAGAGAAGAAGCAAAAGAAAGGTTACAGGATCTCGTCGTAGATTCCGTTAGCGGTATCCTTGATGATTCTGTGCCACTGCCGGATGTAACTGGACCTGCCATTCCGCTACAAATGCCATGAATTATTTCAAATGGACCGCCCTTGGATTGGGTAGCGTCGTTGCTATTGCACACATTGGTGTCTTAGGTCATCTGATTAACGCTACTAATCAGAAACCTCCAATGCCTTCAATCAATTTACCTACTGGACCCTATTCTTCCTACGATGTAAACGTAGGTAAGGAGGGGTATTCTATTAGGTACAATGCAAATGATCCAAAAACGTTAAGATCTGAACGTACTTTGGATCTAGACGTAGAAAAATCTAAGAGTGGTTTATTTGGAAGTAGAAATTATTCTGATGAGAAGAGACAAGAGTGGAGAATTGATGAATATACTGCTGAGGGATATAGAAATACCCAAGGGGGTGAAATAGGTGAAGTGGGAAAGATCGGAGGAGGTGTAAGCGCAGAGTGCATAGCGGCGGACGCTGGCGCACGATCACAAGGTGCGATGGCAGGGAGTAGCATTGCTGCTGGTGTTGCCGTGCCTGCTGTCAGTGGTATCCCATACATTGGTTGGTTAGCATCTGGATGGGCGCTATTGCTTGGCCAAAAGGCAGGTGAATACGCTGGATCAACTGTTGGTAGCATCTTTAATGATTGCTGATGGAAATTCGTGAAATTTTCATTCCAGATACAGTAGTTCGTATCAGTGATATTCGTAATTTAGATGTTATGACGATGCCTGGATGGATGAAAGAACCTTCCATGGCATTGCCAATCTATCCTCCTGTCACTGAACAGATAGGAACGCCTATTGTTAATGTACCCGGTTGCGTACAGGCACATAAAGATAACAGTGAGAACTTATCTTTAAAAGATGAGGACCCAAAGAACGTACAAACATATTGTGATGCAGGGACACCAAGTTTTAACCCTGTTGATTATGATCCAAACAGATTAAATATCGAGAGAAATCAAAAAGCACCTGATCCACCACCATATAAACCACCAGAACCAAAGGTAGAGACACCTCCAACTGAGGCACCGTCATTGCCACCGTGTCCGACAGAGGAACAGAAATTAAAAGAACCTGTTGGCACCATTGTGAACAATGGCACACAAAAAATTATTGATTATAAACGAGTAGGCAAAGAATGTTTGCCGGTGAAGGAGAAACTCAGCGTACCTGATCAAGTGATACAGGCACTCCCATCACCAGCAATGGTCACTGCAACTGCGTCTATCGCTGTTGTGGCAACGACCTCGGCACTGCTCGCAAAACCTCTTGCTGACCTGGTGTTAAAAGCGGTGAAACCGACTGTGAAGAAGGTGTTGAAAAAGATTGCTTCCTTACGGGGTAAGAAGATCCCGGTACAATCGTCTGCTGAGAGGATTGCTGAGCAGAGGGTGAGGAACCACGCAATACGGAAGTTGAAGGGGAAGGAATAGTGTGTGAATGTTGTGCCACAGTGTTCACATTTTGCACTAAAACATCTGCACAGATAGTATGATATCTTGTACCAGGTTTGAAACTGATACCCTGCTGCATTAATTGACCACAATTTTTAAGTCTCGCAAGCTCAAAATCTAATCGCTTGTTAGCAATCAATTGTCGCTGCATTTCGATTTGTCCTTCGGCAGCTGCCTTACAACGTTCCTGTAATCCACCATCGAGAGGGAAGGATAGCGTTGCAGAGAAACCAATATTTGTACTGTAATTGTCTTGCTGACCTGTTCTAATCGGTTTTTCCCAGATCACGTCGCCGGGATTGTCGGG